CCGGACAGGGAAGGAAGGGATAAAACACCCGAGAAGCCCCGAAAACTCTAGGGTTTGGCTATAAACAAAAAAATCTTGAATTCCGGACAGATTGGGGGATAAACAATAAAAAAATAAGAAAAAAATAGGATTAATTAGTTAACTAACTGGGGTATTAATCCTATTTAAACAGTATTAATTAGATCAACGAACGCGATTTAAAACACGCGTTAAATGATCAACAGTCACATCAGTGACAATCTTTTTGTCAGAATCAGGGAAGCCAATTAAGTCCCGTTTTGGGATGCCAGGATGCCGACCTTTACGCTCAGTACCAAAATGATGAATACCAGGCAACTTGCCTTGAACTCGTGATTCATCAAATCCCAATACCAAATCGTCGCCATTAACTGAATAATGAAAGCTGGCTAGCATACGACCTGTTTTATTAAGTGGCCCGCCTTTGCGTTTACCTTGAGCCAAGGTTACTAACGACAATTCTTGCCAATCTTTGCCTTCAGGATCTTTGCCTGCATCATGGCGCTTTTGATTAGCGTTAAACAACGATTCGCCGATACTGCCCAGCATCTCTTGTGGCGTTGCTATTTCCCGGCGAACCGCATCCATGATGCGATTCAAATGGTCATCATTAAATTCGATTTCAAATTGCATAATTCAATGTCGCCTATATAATAAGAATGTGGCGATAGGAGACAGGCCGACTGTACGGCAGACCCAACCAAAACCATAGATAGGCTTTACAGATGAACCTATCATTTTTTCTTAAACAGCAACCGACCTAGCCGTTGCTTATCAAAGTATTTCAGACGCTGCTTAGCGCTACTCGGCTCCGCCATAAATGCAGTTGACCCAAACCATCCCAATCGTCCCCACTCAAAAACAGAAATAGCAAACTCCCCAGTACCATTAACCTCAAAAGCACGTAAATAACGACGTTTTAATCGCCAGCGCTTCGGTTGCTCAGGGTTTTTATCAGACCAGGCTCGATCTTCCTCCCACTGCCACCAAATTTCATCCGGCTCTATTAGAGCCATTGCCAGCAAATTAGCATATTGCATCCGGTTAGATTTTTCGGCTTTTGCCAACCACTTAAACTGCCCGGAACCATCATGAAACAATGCTTTTGTAATCGCTAATGTACTGCCTGCAGCATCTTCAAACGCTACACCCTCATCAACTGTCGCACCAAATATACTTAAAAACTCATCGACGGCAGCTTCCGGAGCGATATCGGAAGGCAATAAAATATTGGGCGATACTTTAGTTGGTGCTGGCATGTCGGGCACTTTAAATCCAGTTGGCCATGGCTTATCACGTTGCTTTAAAACCCCACCATAACCCGTCAACGGCGGTACTGTATGCGGCTCTAAATACGCCTTGCCGGGATTGTACGCAAAGCCCGGATCAATGCCCTTCGGCACCTGCACAGTGCGCGGGTTGCTGCCGTTTTTACCGACTACCTTATCTTCCCACTCGATCGGGGGCGCTTGGTCGGGGCCGGATTTACCGCGTAACTGCCACTTTTGCTCAGCCTCAGTAGTGGTCAGCGAGCGCACGCGGCATTTACAGCCCCAAGCGTTTTGCGGGTAATGCACATCAAACCAAGGATCGTCTGCCGGTAAAATAAGCCCATCCCAGGCTTTATGCTCCAGGCGCGGATGCTCAATACTGGTGTGGTCGTACTCCCAAAATGGGCGCAAGTGTTTGACGGCCATCATTTGTTGATAGCGCCCGGCGTTATAGGATTGGGTGATGTTGGTATCGTAGATGATGCGGCTACGCCAGCCCTGCGCGCCGTTATATGACCAGCCATGCTTGGTGGCGATGTCTTGAAATGACTGCTTAAACTCCTCATAACCACTGCCCACGGTTTTAGCCTGGATAATGGCGTTATAAAAATCCTCAACCAACGCATCTTGAGCTGCACCGGCGACTACAAACGCATGACTGTGCTGCTGTTGCCAAATGTCAGTCCAGCCGGACGTAGGCAATTTGGTTTTGTTTTTAAAAAAATCGATCGCCTCTTTGAATGGCAGTTGGGCGGGGTTAGTAGCCATAAACTTTATCAGGTCTGGCGCTGTATTCAGTTGCTGACCAATGCTCAAACGTTAGGCCAAAAATAAGCTGTTCATTTTCTATTGAGCCTGCCAAATATTTAATTGCTCCACCCTCAAAATTACGGCAATAATCAATTTGATGGACCAATTTATCCAGCGCGATATCTAAGTTTTTGTACGCTATTCCGTCGACTATAAAAACGGGTTTTTTAGGCTCAGCTGCACGACGTTGATGCTCTGCTGCAATAGCATGCCTGATGTCGGTTAACTCATCATCGGTCATAGTTGTATAGTCATTTTTCATACTTTTTCCACCGATGCTTATGCAGATTATTGAAATTATTTTTTGATAAATCAATCGCCCATGAGCTGTCTTTTAACTCCGAACAAAAAAAGTACACGGCTTCGACAGCAGTTGCCAAAATGCCTAAAACAATTAAAACCGGATATAACAAAATCCCTGCCACTACAAAAACAAAATAATTTATCGTTAACCATTTAAAAAATAACCGTTTAATTTTCATCATATCGACCCGCCAAATTAGCCGCCGCCAACCCCAACGCCACCGACTCGGCCCATGCCGAACCGTCCAGCTTTAACGCCTCAATCCCGGCAATCGCCTCATCAAACGACCCAGCCTCAGCTACCAACGCCGCAATCTGTTGAATAAGCGCCTGCTCATGCGGTACACATAGCGCCGCCAGCTGCTGGCTATAAGCTGCGGTAATGTCATCAGCGCCGCCCTTTTGCGCCGCCAATGCTGCCAGCCTTGTCAATGCAGCATTAGCAGCTGGAACAACCGCTTTACCGCCCGCCGTTAAAATCTTGGCATCTTTACCCGCGCGCGGAATCTGTAACGATTGATGCGCCCAATCGACATCGATCTCCATGCCCAGCTCAGCGCCAATTTTTAGCACATCCACCATGGCTTTTTGATCGACCGACTCAGCGGTGTCGTACTTCAACACCGGCATGCGGTCTGGCGGAAACATCCCATTTAACAACACAATCGGATTGATGATCTGGCTGTTGATGGTCGGCTCAATCTGCCGCACATCGTGCAGCATAATTTCTCGGCGCACCTTGTCATGGATCAAGCCCAGTGCATTGGTGCTGGTTTTTCCGTCAGCCTGGCTAGTCAGTGTGCCGCCCAAAATCGCCAGCGATTGTTTGCGCTCCCAGTACTCGGTAGCGTTTAAAAAATCGTCCACTTTACCGGCTTGCGCGCTGACAAAATCAATCGTCATCGTGCTGGGCACAATGCCCGCGCCGTCATTGCCGATGTTGCGCACTGCTCTTAATAGTTGATCGCGCTCGTTTTTGCCGATGCCGCTTGGATATTTACCCAAGCGTAACGGTAATCCATACACCTCTAAAAACCGCTGCATGTCGCGGATGTTGTAGGCTTTATAAGCATAGGTCCAGGCCAGCACCCTAAACAACGCGGCTTGCTCGATATAGCCGGACTTGGCCCGATGCTCATGCACCACCCAACCCCACTCGCGTAGCGGCTCCGGCAGGCTGTTCTTTAAATACATCAACTCGCCGGTTTTTATATCAATTTTGAAATCCCGTTGTGGTACCCAGTTGAGCGCTTTGGGCAACCACTCGCTGCCGGTTTGCCAGTCAAACTCCAAAATGGATAAACCCTTGCCGATGGCATCGGTTAAATCGTATTGCGCATCCTCAAAACGCGGGATGTTGTTGAGCATGTCGGTTAGCTCTTGGGTACGATCAATCTCGGCTTGATTGGCATCATCACGCGGGTGCAATTGCCAGCCTAAGCCGGTCACCGCGCGGCGCCGCTTGCCCAGCTCACTAAATATGTGCGGGTCTTGCTCCTCGACCAACTCAAACAACGTGGCCTGGTCGGTGATGTTGCCCTGATCGGCTTGCGCAAAGGCGGCCGCTAGCCGCGTGGGGTCAAGCGTGTTGACGCTGAGATAATTAAGCGATGTGCTTTGCGTGGATCGTGCCCCGGCTTGCAGGGAGTCCAGGCCTTTTTTGCTGACCTGGGTGAGTTTGGCTAGGGCGGCTTTGGCTTGTTTAATCATTTATTCCTCAAGAAAAATGTCAGCTTGCAATTTTTTATCGCTAAAAAAACTATCCACAAATGATTTAGCGTTTGAAAACGCATTTACATAGCCAAAATCACTGTAAAAAAACGACTTTTCCCCGACACCGTTAATTTTGGCAATGCACTTGTAGCCATCAATATGTCGGTAGACAGTCTCCAGAGGCGAACGATCAACCTCCAACTGTGCGGTTGGTGTCTAGCTAGTGTTATATTCGACGGTGCTTCCCCGGCCGTAGAGCTCATACCAATTATCACCAATAGGGCGTATATCAATCATCATCCCAATCCTCATCATATGCACTTCGACGACTCGTCGAGCGCCGTTTGTTGCGGCTATTACCAGCCGATGTATATGCCCAATCACCAGCAAACTGCTGAGCTAGACGCCATAGCATTTCTAGGGCGTCCGGGCCGTCGTCGTGGTCGGCCTCGGGGTAAAATTTTAGTTGCTCGATCAACGTGCTTTGATTGCGATGTAATCTAATCAGGCCATTGGCTATGTGCGGCTGTAGGCTGGATATCCTCAACGATTTATCCGTATTAGGCGTGTCCGGAATCCCTGGAAACGCGATGCTGCGCCGCGCCGCCAGCTTGATGAGCTCGGTATACATAAAATATTGAAACTGCACCGCCTCAACAGACCACGCTACGCAGTTGTATTCAGCCTGCAAATCAATTGCCCGGCTGATGATTAAATCAGGCACGCGACGGCAGATGTCAGCCTCAACAACGTCCAAAACCATGTTTTTACGATCCAAACCACCGACTAAAATGGCCGACGGGTCGCCTTTGACCGTGCCTTTTTTGCCTAGGGACGGATCAATCGCACCGAAAAAAACCCAATCCGACAACCTATTAACCCAAAAAACAATGCCTTTAAACGGCGCGTTTTCGTCGTTGCCCGCCTCGTTTTGCTGCTCTTGGCTAAAACTGTCGTGATTGACCGCGCGCATGCACATCAACCGGTACAGCGGACGCACCTCCGGCCAGCTGCACACCGCGCCCGCGTCCATCTTAGCTTTGTGCTTGGTGTAAAACGCCAGCGCCTCGGCTTCGTGCGCCGCTTTTTCGTCATCGTCACCGCCACGGGTATAGAGGGTCTCCCATTGCTCCCACAGCGCCATGTTGTCAGGCCACGTCATAATTGACCTAAACACCCGACGCCGCCAGCCCGGTGCACGGCTCACCCGATTGATGGCCGCGTCATAATGCAAGCTGGTACCGACCCAAAACACGTCCATCCCGCCTTGCGGCCCGGCCAAGCCCAGCACCGCGCTCAGCACATACTTTTGCACCTTGTCGCGTTGGGTTTTGTCCTTAACGTTCTCATCGTTTTCAAGATCGTCCAGGAAGATCAAGTCAGGCCGGTGCGGGCCGTGCTTCATCCCACGGATTTTTTTGCCGGTACCGCCAATACGGATTTTGATATTGTTGGCAGTGATGGCCGTGGTGGCTTGCCACACGCGCCCACGACCGCAAGCGTCCGGAAAGTCCATCGCCAGGCGCGGGTTGGTGTCCAGCTCGGCTTTAATACTTTCCAGCATCTCCGCCGCCTGTTCTTCCGTGTTCATGATGATGCCGATCATGTGCTTACGACCGGTGACAATGCACCACAAGCTGCCCAGCTGGGTTTCGTAAGTGGACTTAGCTTCGCCACGCGGCGCTTGATGTACCTCGCGACCGTCAGCGGCACCGTCTACAATCGCCGGGAAACGCTCAAAAATAAACTGGTGAAACAGGCTGAAATGCGCCGTCGGTACGTAATGCGGAAAGTAGGTTTTGCAAAAGAAGCCATAGTCAACCTTAGCTTTGTCGCGTCTAAGGGTGCTTTCAGCGGGGTCGGTAGCAAACGCGGCGCACTCCAGCTCGATTTGATTGCGGATCTGCTCGCCGAGCAGGGCCAGCTCTTTTTCAAACTCATGCCAGTTGCGGACGTCTTGAATTTCGATGGGCTCAGCCATGATGCCGATCCAATAAATGCCGCACCGTACATACCTGGTTATTACCAAATGATTTGCGATTTATTTCGTCCGCCGTTGCTTGGGCCTCAGCTTTATTTGTATGTACCAAATACCGCCAACCACCACGACCACCGGTGTGCATAATAATTGACTCAGCGCCACCCCAGTATTTAACTACAATCCACAAATCACACGCGGATTTGAGTTGTTCCCAGTCTGTACAGTTAGCCAGTGGCCCACCAATACACTCAAAATCATACTCCTCGATTTTATCTAGTAATGTTTTAGCCATAACGCTTCCCCAACACCGCCCCAATGTCTTCAAGGTGTTCCTGCAGCACACGCAACGCTACCGGATCTTTTTTAGCCAGATGATCAGCAATGGTTTTTAACGTATCCAGCGCCACCGACAGCCCGCTAAACTGCGGGTTAACCCGACTAAACGCCTTGCTAAACTTGGCGTAGGCATCGGCTAACTGCGCCAGCAGCTGGGCTTTGTCTTGCGCCGGAATAGTCGATTCTTTCAGCTCGCGGGTCGTTGTAATCACTTGGCGTGCAAAATCCTCAACCAGCTGCTTGTTTAAATCATCAATGCCACATTCGCTAATGCGATAAGCGGCTCGCGCGGTGTCCCAGTCATCGCCTTTTTTTTGCGCGCGGGCTTTCCAGTCGCGGGCCGTGTCATAGCTAACCTGGCAACCGATCGCCGCGCCGTTAAGTGGCATGCCCTCTATATACAGGCGGCGGACACTGTCGCGGACGTCTTGAGCGTGTGCCATTAGATGCGCTTCAACAGCTCAACCACGCCAGCGACCAGCGCTGCAGAGGCCCCGCCGCCCATTGCCGAGTATTTGGCAATCTCACGGATCATGATCTTGTCTTCCTTTTCCAGTGATGACACCCGGTCGCCCAAGCCGTCCAGGCGCTTATTGGTGCTAGCGCCTTGCTCATGAATTTGCCGAACCATATTTTCTTCAATCCGATCCATGCGCGCGTTGCTGGCATTATCCAGGCGGCGGATGTCGTCTTTTATATCTTCAATGCGTGCTGTCAGGCCCTGGTGCATAGACTGGATTGCGCCGGTCAGCTGTCCGATGCTGTGCATAATTTGGCCGTTATCAGCCGGTGCTTGCTCGCTCATTTGCGGCCATCCTGTGGTGTGTAAAAATCGATTAGCGTGTTTAACCGGGCGCGGCAGGTCTCGTGACTGCCTTGGGCGGTAACAATCCATCCGGCGACGTCGGTATCGGTGGCAATGGCGGTACTTTCTGCAACAGATGGGCCGGGGGGCTCGGGCACGGC